GTGCGCATCTTGGTTGTGGTCGTGATGTTGCCCGCTCCCGAAGAGTTCAGCGTGACATCGGATGCAGCGATGAAGGTATACAAGTAACCCAAGGCTTCCTGGGTCTCGGGATCAATTGCATACACTCCAGCAACGGTAAACGCTGTTCCGGCTTTGACCACGGGAGAAGTGCCCATGCCAGTTACGACAAGGATCACGGCTTCCTGAGCTGGGGTCGCTGTCAGGGTTCCGGCTGTGGGCTGGACGGCGCCAAAGGTCAGATTCTGAGTGTTTTCGGAACCGATCCAAGCGAATCCGCCGGACATTCCCATGTATCCCATGCGGTACTGCTTGGAAACTTCGGTAGCGTCCTGGAAAAGACCCTTATTTGCGTTCACCACATCGGCCTGATCCATGGCGGAGGCGTATAGGCTACGGCCTTCTTCTGGCATAAGACGGGTGGTGAGGATTGCATTCATCTTGACATAGTCAAGCAAGGTCAGCGCACCAGTTACGGTACGGCCGTAGCGGATTTGCGGGGTGGTCTTGAGTTGCTTGAAACCCTGCAATTCAACTTCGCGCACAAGGCGGGAAATTGCCGGATTCAGGAACTGAGTACGGAATTCTCCGATACTCAGAGCAAGATCAAGCGAAGAGAACGACATCAGCACATTGCGACGTTGGTCACAAGTGAGGGTGACGAAATCTTCTTCCGTAACGCTTGCAAGGCTAGATACATCAGCGTTTGTTCCGACTGCGTACTTAGCGGGTTTGCGGATAGATACGGAATTACCGATCTGAGCACTTTTGTTTCCGAATTCACCCTCATAGCGACGGGTGGCCTTTTTTGCGAGAGACAATTTATCATGCAGGACAGCGGTAGCTTCCTTGGTGATCATTGCAATCGTGAGTAATGTAGTGACTGCTGCGCCCATGGTGAGGCTCCTTTTATTAACTGGTTATTTTCTGTTTCGAAGTTCCATGTATTCTTTCATGGACTTCGCGTCTTCTAACTTTTTTGGAGCCGTAACGACTGCACCCGTTCCCGCCTTGGGAGGGGTTGCGACCCGTGACGGCTTCGCCAGCGGTGCTACTGGCTGTTGTGCCGTAGACCGATCCTGAGAGCCTCGCTCGAATCTTGCACTCATGATGTTGCTTTCGATTACCTTGATAGCTCGCACCTGTGCATCCTTGGGAAGATCCTCGATTGATTCCGTCACATCCGGGTTATTTGCCAGATACTTGTAAATCTCGACTCCTACGGGTGATTTCATGAAAGCAAGCACAGCTACTTCCGCAATATGTTCTCCCGTCTTTTCTGCTCCGGCCCGTTTACAAGCCTCGACAAAATCAGGGTCATTCATAGTTGCATGGTTTGCCCTTGCTTCCCATGTAGGCATGATAGATTCGAATTCAGCTTTCACGGTGTCAACCTGTGGGGCTTTCTTCTCCTCGTTTGCGTTCCATGCCGACCACGCTTTTGCGTAATCCTCTGGACTCTGGAATCGTGCTGGATCTGGCTTCTCCATCGGGTTCGCCCTGTTCGCAAATTCATTGAACTTGCTTTCAAAGTTCTCCATCCGTTCGACCAATTCCCGCTTTCCCTTGCGTTGCTTTCGCAGGTCGCTCAGGACTCCATCCATTTGACGCTTGTGCTCTACTTGGGATGCCTTCACCCCTTGCGCGTGTGCGAATTCTTTTAGTGCTTTGCGGAACTCCGCAGGGTCTGTATAGTCGCCTTCCTCTGGTTCCCGATCCTCTTCGGGTTCGGTAGTAGATTCGGCAATAACAGAATTCACCTCTTCGGTGATGATTTCGTCAGCATTCGTTTCTGTGCTTGTATCTTGCGTTGCCATGTTCGCTCCTATGCAAATGGCTAGTCTCAGGAATCTTGCGGTGTTCCAGTTAACCGAGTCTCGTAGTGCCTTGGGGGGCTGTTATCCAACTATTCCACGAATTCGCCCGACGGTATCGCCTTGCGGCCCCATGGATGGGGTTCCCAAAAATCTCTGTGCATTCTTCAAAGCTGTATCCAGCAGAAGTTTTGAATCGTTCTGCTTCATTTTCAAAATTTCCATGCGCTGTTTCGCCTCGATCTCGACCTCCGTCTGTTCGAGCTGTGCGCCTGTATTGATCTGGGCTACTTCAATCTTGGTCATGTTGTCCATGATCGCGATGCGCTCCTTAGTCTCATCGCTTCCCTGTGTGGAAAGGATCGCCATTTGGAGCTGTTGAAGTGCGTTTTTAAGCTCTTCATTCTCTGTGCTGTTCTGCTCAATCTCAGTATTGAGGGCTTCCATTTCGCCCTGCATTTGCCTCATGATCGCCTTGGCCTGTGGATCTTCCTTGGTCTGCTCATCATTGAGCACCGATTGGATCTCAGGAGGCAAGGACGCAATTAGAGCGCGGGCCATTCGTTTGGCTCCAGGCCAATCCTGCATCTTTACCACTTCGGGGGCAATCACAACCTTTTGAGCGTCAGGAAGAACTGACATAAGCTCAATCCCGCCTTGCGCTGCCTCCTGCTTCCTAGTCTGGTAGGATGTGCCGGACTCAACTACAACGTCAAATACTCCCGCTGTTAGATCCACATTGACGGGCCGGCCTTGCAAGCCTGGAATATCTAGCTCCTGTGGCCCTGCATTGACGGGAATAGAGAACTCTTCACCGTCGTCTGTCATGTAGGTTATGTTGCGGGCTTCGTCATAGAGAAACGGGACCATGTCAATTCCAATCTGCATCGCTCGGACAACTGCACGACGCAAATTGTCAATCATGATTGCAATTACTTGATCAGAATTCTTCGCGCTGTTCTCAATCGCTACTCCTGATTTCTGTGCACTTTCTTGGCCTAGTGATGCCTCGTAAATTCCGGTGACATCGGCAAGATCGGCTGTCGCTGCCTGAACTGCATTAAGCAAGGGCGAGATGTCCGTAGTCTGCTGGTTGCGCTGTGGTTGACCTGGATTTGCAGGGTCAGGATTGAAGAATAAAACGACGGGGTTTGACACCACCGAATTCTCGATGGACTGCTCATGCCCCTCTGCCTGTAAAGGGGTCATCCAATACGGGACACGGGGGGCAAGAGCGGTGACTTCTGCACTAGTGCTGACATAGTAGTCTACTAGCTTCTGAGCGTCGATTGTAGCCCCGATCATGCCGGAGTAGGTAGATACACCGTCAATCCAGATTTGGCGACCGTAAGCGGGTACAATGGGGATGTGAATCCCAGGCCAGTCTTTCGACTCAATGACCTTTGCACCGGAAACGAGTGCATATTTTACGATGATCCGCTTTGCGTTGTGCTGGATCTTGATCCTTAGGCCGTGGATTTCTTTCTTTTTTTTGTCGAATTCGCCCGACCATAGCCGGAACTGTTCACCCGTTGCAGGATCTTCACAGGCATATAGAATATCGTCGATGTACTCTTTCCACCAATAGTCAGCGAGAACGATAGCGTTTGAATCCGTCCATTGCTCTAGGCCCGAACGGCTCAAGTCAGAGAATGAGGTTACATCTTCACCGTATAGCGTTTCAGCTTTTTCCTTCTCGACCTTACGAAGCAACATTGCCCATTCAGCGTCTGAACCGTCTGACTCCGTAGAGCTTGGGTCGATGCGAACGGAGCGTGGGTCTTCAATGCGGACAAGCTTAGGCACGAATTCATTTATGGCCCGTGGGCCTTCCGCCTCATAGGATACATACAGATAGCCGTATCCGACCTTTGTAAGGTGCTCACCTGCGGTCTGGATACAAGCCTTTGCACTTGAAGAGGATAACAGGGAGCGGGTGTATCCAGTCAAAACCGTAGCGACATCTTTAGAAGCATTGTAGCGAGGCTTTACGAGTGCTCCCGGTGGGTTCTGCCTGAAATATCCGGCAACCTTGTCTACATATTTCTGCGTCTTATCGACTACAAGGCAAGGACGGCCCGCACGAATAATTTTCTCTGCATCAGTCCAATGATTTCCAGAGCTAAAATCTAGCTCGAAGGTAATGCGGTCAACTTTCTTGGAATGCTCCACAGACCCGCTTTCCATGCGCTCTAAAGCCTCGGCATGAATGTCAGCTAAGGTCTTCTCGTTTGTCATTTCATTCAGGTCTAAATCTTCCATTATGATTTAAATATACAAATATTGTAATATTCGCAATAGTTAAATCAGCAGAAGGTGGCTCCCTTCATCAATGTAGCCCGCCTTGCGATCACCGAATGGGCATCCTGTGGCCTTCCGGCTCCTACTGTACCCTGTAAAATGGGTACGGAAAGGGCGCATATAATTGAATCCACAAAGTCCGTAGATACGCCAATGCGCGATTTCACATCGTCCTTTGCCTCGACTTGCACCGCTCCTTTAGGTGCAACCCACCACTCAGGGGCAAGGGCTTCTTTCTTCAATCGGTCAATTTTTGGGATGCAAGCGGTCTTAATCCACTCGTGCCCGAACTTTAACCACAATTCCGCACGCTTGTTAATCCATCGTGCAGGGTCAGACGAACGGGAGCTGAATACCACATCACGAACTGAACCTGGGGGGAGCGACCGCTTTAGTATGTCCCCAGGCCCAGCGCCATAACCACCTGTGTAGTCAATGGCAATAGCCCGCGCTGACCACTTCTGGAAGTACGCAAAGGCTTGGTCTGCTAGATCCACATTATCGGTGTGGGTTAGCTCTTGTATGTCCAGCAGGATAGT